GCTGGGTCAGTCCACTCTGTTCCACCTGATTGACAGTACTTTGCTAGGCCACACTTAAGAGCAAACAAACACTTATCAGCACTTGTCGGGAATATAGTATTAACTTCAGAAATACACATGTTATTTGCTAAATCAAAACAAACAACTCCAACCCAGTTTATTTTTCTGCAGCAATTTGCTGCACAACAAGCTGAAAGTGTCATAAAGCAAACTAGGCTATCTGTTTTAGGGTTTATGTAGGCGTAGTCCCCTCTGTACCTTCCACAGTTGCAAACGCAGAGATTTACAAAACCCTCGTAACTAAGTGTAGGTGATGTGCAGCCGCAGAACAGAGGGCTTGGCATCATACAGTACCCTAGTAAATTCTTACCAAAAGCATAAGTTCCTCTTCCAGATACGTAAGACCCGCAAGCAGTCAAGAAATTTATTGCTTCAGTGCATAAGCATGAGTATCTACAGTCTGAACTACAGCACCCTGATATTGCCATCTCTAAGAATTGCATGTGACTAAGACACGTAAAAGATTGAAATGGATTTCTACGGCATAAGAAATAGTCAAAGTTTAAAGAGCATTCATTAAACTTTAGAATTTCTAGGGAACAACTTCGAGAACAAAAAGTACGTATGTATGTCCAAGCACAGCAATTACAAGATCTAACATAACACCTGAAGGGGTCTACTCCAATTCCTCCTTGAGAAGGACTCCAGCCAGAATTCTCATTCGTAGAAGTATTGGAATTGCCCCAAAGATTACTAAAAGCACCTTGGATCAGCCCTGTTGTATGACATCTAACTGAGTCAGGGTTACCTTTACTGCAATCGTAAATATCACACCAGTAGACTGAACAAATCATATTTCCTGTACAAAGGTCTAGTACGTCTAGTGCTGGGCTGTGACACCCAAAGAAGCACTTGTAGATAACACAACAGATAGGGGTGCAGGTAGTTTTACAGAATATACCACAGTGGTTGCAAGGGCAACATTGTTTGTATAGCATAAATAAACATCTTTTGTCCCCACTCAAAAATGAAGCAGTCTCATTGGAGCAGGTGGTAAGGTTTTTAAAGCAACCACCCCCGCCTTGGCCTATTGAATTTCGTGCAATAGCTATAGAGTTATACAGTAAATTTGGGGCACCCTTTTCCACTATCCCAGAACTGCTTGTAGCCATGGTTTTACAAAAACATGCTTCATTTGTAGTATCTGCTGTAACATCCTTGCTTATAAAGGTGTATCGGTTAAGGCACCGATAACAGCAACAAGGCACACTACCACTACACGCCCCAGAACAGATACACCACAGGACGGTGTTAGGATTACATGGCCCAGATACAACTCTGGGGTTATTAAACCTACACGTGCAGTTTTTTCTGAGGGCCGTTGAACATACCTTATACTCAGATGAGCCAATGTAACCCGAACATATTTCTATTTGGTAATCATCACAAAAAGACCCTACGGGCTGAGTCGTACCTTCTTGCAAGGATTTTAAAAACCCGCATGTGTTTGGAACTAATGCACCGTTGATACCTGACCCCTTGTAGGCAGGGAACTTTAGTAGTGAAAGATTAGTAGCAACGCAATTGTAGGAACTAGGGGTACCACAAGATAGGAACCTTAGTCCTGGGAATTCTGCAGTTCCTTGTGAAACTGCTCCCTTACTATTTATAACAGTAGAACGGTTTAGTGAAGTGATAAAGCAACAAGATTGTTGTTGGTCAAATTTTGTAACGCATAAAGATCCATCTGGAAATTGAGAGTAGGAAACAGTTGCGCCTTGGCAAAAATGAGTATCTGTATCATCAGAAGCACATGGGCTAAATATGGAATAGTAACTTACAGACCCTCTTGGTCTATACTTTACTTTACAAATTGCACATCGAAAGTCACCCCCACAAGTGCAATTAAACCCGCAGAAATGAGACAGTGGATGCTCATCTTTCCAGATATCAGCACCGATAGCACACTGACAGGTAACAAAACTGCCACCTACAGATGGAGTTGCGCCCTTGCACCGCCCTCTGCACATTTGCCCTTGCACAATCACATACCCTACGGTGTGAGCATCACACGAATTACTTACAGCATCATTAAAAACAAATCCTGATCCTGATCCTGACTTTTTCCAGTCAGTCCCGTCATACGAAACAAGGGCACCCTCGTCTGTATCAAAATAAATAGAGCCAGTAGCAGGGGAACTAGGTCTCTGAGCCGTTGTCCCACTGGGGGCATCCATCCTGTCACTAGCTGTAATACAACAAGAGGTGACACAACAGGCACATACGTTCCTGCTGTTATCGACCACTGTGGTCCCATTAATCTTATACGCCATTAAGTATTCTCCGTCCTAAGACTATCGTGAATTAAACCCAATCAGAGCCATCGTAGGCTACTAGTTTACCTTCGTCAGTATCAAAAAAGATGTGACCTGTATTTGGGGATGCAGGTCTTTGTGCTGTAGTTCCAGAGGGTGCAGTAAGGACGGTAGCTGTAACTATCGTCCCTTGCACTGAAGGTGTTCCTGAAGGAATGTTCTTACTGTCGTCAATAACAGTTGTTCCACTAACCTTTAGAGCCATTCTCTAGTTCCTCTACTTTTTCTTGTAAGCACTTCACAGACTCAATCAGGACACCAATCAGACCGTTATAGTTGACTGATTTATATCCCTCTCCATCTGTTGAGATAAGCTCTGGAAGTACTTCTTCGACTTCTTGGGCAACAACCCCTAATGTGTACTTTCCTGAATCTTTCCAGTTGTAGTTCACACCTCGAATATGACCCAACTTACAGTAAGCATTATCGACAGTTACGATATTGTCCTTACATCTGCAGTCGGAGGTTGTGTTAAACTCTGGTGACTCCATACAAACTGAACCACAGACTTTTTGAGATAGAAGACAAATTGTGGAACAAACTATAGGAGCTGTAACACAGCAAGTTGCCATAATTTTAGGTGAAAGAACATAAGATGTACCACATACAGTTGGACCTTTAACACAAGTTGTGCCACATGTTATTCCACCTTTAACACATGTTGCTCCACATATTATTGGGGAGTGAATACAAGTACCAGAAGTTACACAATTAGTTCCGCAGACATTTCCTGCTTTAACACACGCAGTTCCACAGACACATTGAAATGTAACATCGTCTGTTGTAGCAACAGGTTGTCCAATTGAGAAGGTAGTACCAGTCAGTACTACACCAGAACCTGCATCGTAGACTGCAGTCTCAGCTACTTCCGCAAATACAATGTTAGTGGTTCCAAATACTATTGTACCAGAAGTTGTTAGAACATCCAAGTGCCCTGCGTTAGTTGTGCCTTCTTTAATAAAGAATGCGTCACCTTTACCGAAGGCATTGGGATCTGATGGACCTGCACTATCTGTATCTGTAGAACGTGTAAGTACCCAAGCAGTGGAGCCATCCCCCACCGTTGTTACTGTGTAAACACCATTTTGTGTTTGATCTGTTTGATTGGCAACAAGTACACGATCATTCAAGACCATAGTCACATCGTCTAAGACTAATGCAGCATTTGTTCCTGCATTAGTAAGTGTGGCACCTACACCTGCAGTACCATTGCTATACGTAGCATTAAGATTGCTGGGATGCTCTACACGAACTGGATCATGGTAGTGGATACCAGCAGCAGCAATTGTATCTACGTACTCTTTTGTTGCAAGTTGGCAAGCAGCAGTTGGGTTAGATGATACACATACAGATCCAAAACAAACGTCAGATGCGTTAAAGTTGTAAAGAGTTGATACACAGCCCGTTACGTTACCAGTGAAAGCACCATAGAAGTTGTTAGCACAGATATTAGCAGCATTAGTAATACACTTTGAGTTAGCCTCTAAGTTACCACCCAAGGTAGGTGTTGTATCTTCACTCACAGCTGTCAGTGCATCCCCTAGGGTAAATGCTGCATCAGACCAAGCAGAACCTGTGTAAACCTTTAACTGATTTCCTGTTGTGTCGTAGTACAGAGCACCAGTTAAAAGGGCATCCCCATCATTGTCTACCGAAGGGTCTGAGGATTTATTACCCAGATACCTGTCATCAAATTGGTCATAAGATGAAGCAGCAGAGGAAGCACTAGAAGCTGCTGCTGTGGCTGAGTTACCAGCATTAGTTTCACTCGTTGCAGCATTAGTCTCAGAGGTAGCAGCAGCCGCAGCACTAGTAGACGCAGCAGTAGCAGACTGCAAGATACTGTCTACGTAGCATTTGTTAGTTAAGTCACAGTTATTAACTGGTGCATACGTTGAGATGATGGGACAAGAAGTAGATACGTTACCTGTAAATACACCACCAGACAAAGGCATAGAGGTGGCTACACAGGAATCTGTGTACGTTTTTGTACTTGCATCTTGGGCTAATGTCGGATTCCCTAACCCTGTAATCTTTGATGTGCCCATAGCAATAGCACCCGACATAGTTCCACCAGTCAGGTTTAGTTTTAGGGCATCTTGTGTGTCAACGTACCCCTTACGAGTAAGAGTGCTAACAGTAGTAGGAGTAGCTGTAGAAGTAATCTTATTAGCACCAAGGGTAATGTCCCCTGTCATAGTACCACCAGCAGTAGCTAGTTTTGTGCCAATACAAGTTGTTAAGGTAGAGTAGGCGTTAGCATCATCGTTGAGTGCTTCTGCCAGTTCATTTAAAGTATCAAGAGCACCAGGTGCCCCACCAATCAAATTAGTGATCTGTGTGTCAACATAGCCTTTACTACTTACGTCAGAAGAAGCCGTTGGCTCTGCAACAGAAGTAATCTTAGCAGAACCCATGTCGAGTCCTGCTGATCCTGACATGTTAATGTCTACAAAAGTAGATGTACCTGTAGATGTTACATCACCTGTTAGATCTCCAGTTACGTTGCCAGTCACATTGCCTGTAACAGCACCAGTTATGTCACCAGTCACATTGCCTGTCACATTACCTGTGACATTACCCGTTACGTTACCTGTTAGATCACCAGTTACATCTCCAGTAAGATCTCCAGTTACATCCCCAGTTACGTTACCAGTTACATTACCTGTGACTGGCCCGACAAGACTAGTACCTGTGACTGTTGTACCTGTTATAGCACCTGCTGTAGCACCACCAATAGTAGCACCATCAATAGTACCGCCATTGATATCGACTGTAGCAAAAGTACCCTGTCCTGTCGTACTAAGTGTAGTAAAGCTACCAGCAACAGGAGTGGTGGCACCAATAACAGTGCTATCAATTGTTCCTCCACTTATTGTTGCCGTGGCTAGAGTAGCTGTCCCTGTGGCTGTAATATTAGGAACAGTAACAGTATCGGAGAAAGTAGCTACACCTGTAACACCTAGTGTACCACTGAAAGTCGTATTACCCGTTGTAGTAAGTATACCACCGACTGTTGCGTTACCAGACAGGTACAAGTGTTTAAACCTGTTGGTGGATGTCACACCTAGGTCAATGTCACCGTCAGTCACAGGGACAATGGCCCCATCTTGAACACGTACTTGCTCTACTGGACTGGAGGATACTTCCGTAAAGAAACTAACTCTGTTGTTTGACGTATCAATACAAACATAGTTGTTTTTATCAGGATCTGATATCAGAGGTACGAAGGCACCTTCTGTTGAAGTACCATCGTGTTTGTGTCCTGTGTCTTTGTTAAAAGAATCTCTGACACAATTAAATTCTTTATTAAGTGGCGCAGCTTTAACTACTGCACTTGGGATGATGTCCCCGTCACTCTGTCTACAATAACCTGCCATTTTATAACCTATCTCCTACCCCAAATGTCACAACTATTCCTTGAATACTATGTGAAGCATTAGAGTCGTTAGTAACATATTTAAAAGCTACTGATTTCCCTGAACCCGAAATGTTTGTTCTTTTAACTGGCGCAGGATTACCATCAAAAACAGCTGTACTGTCGTACAGAGCCTCATTGTAGTAAGCTGCAGCATTCTTCGTAACTAAGTTAAAGTTTGTTGGACTTAGTGTGTCAAAATCCTCGTAGTCGTAGAGGACAGATAAAACTATATTGTTATCACCTTCTGATCTTAAGTAAGAAGAAACAGTATAGAATATCTTTCTTTGCTCTGGATCTTGCATGTGTAAGAAAGGTGTCTGGTACACACTAAATATGTCAGAACCATCAAAGTTTGAACCTTGCTCCTGCCTGTGAACCTTACCATCACTTGATCCGTGGATAACGTACTCATACTGACCTATGTAACCACTGTCTGCACAAGTAGCTGAAATACCAAGTAGTTGAGAGAACTCAAAACCTAAGCCACCACTTTGATTATTTTGTCTAAGACCTGCCAAGACACCTTGTGTGTCAGATGCAGAGAAGAAAAATCGTACCTGAGATTTCTTATGTAAAAGTACACTAGACAGACCTTCTAAGTCAACCTCAAAGATAACATCTGTAAAGATGGACTGAATACTGTTAGATACTGTTTCTAAGTTTACATCACCGATTTTGTTTGTTCCAGAGATAGGCCTTAGACCATCCTGAGAAATAAACAAGAGGTCACCTGCTAACTCAACAACACTGTCTGAAGCGAGACAACCAAGATCATCAGTAACCTCTCTGAGGTTAAAGTCAGATGTATTGTTACCTTCTAATCTTTTAATGTTAGTCGTACCAAAAACGTAGAGTTGATCACGAAAGGCTTTAATCTGTACGATAGGAAAGCCTACGTTAATAACACCTGCACCATTTGCTGGATCGTAGTCTGTTTCGTTAAGAGGAGCACTAAAGTAAAGATTGTAACTGTCAGTAGGGTCTCCTGCTAGAAACATGTGCTTAGAGAAAGAAGCAGAAAATCTAGGGCTGTTAGGAGCATTACTGTCTGTGATTTGAGTGTAAGTTGTTCCATCGTATGTGGCTGCTGGATTTATACCATCTGTTAGAATAACTTTTGGACCTGACCAGTTGTACCTAAGGAACCTTACCTTACTTACACCTACCATTGTAGGGGAACCAGAAGTAGTTACTTCTGTCCAAGACTCAGCATCTTCATCCCAATGGTGTAAGTAGTTATTACCTGAAGTAGGTGTTCTAG